AAGGCGAAACGGGTATGCCGACGTTCCACCCTGGGATATTCGGTATGCCACCGCCGATATAAAGTAAAATTGCGTTCTGAACGGCGCTAATAGGGTCTTGAACGCTCGTATATTGATGGACGGTAGCGATAATCGAGATAGTCACCATCGACGGCCGATCGAACAATACATCGATCGTTTGACCGCTATATTGATTTATGACCGGCTGGCTGATCGGAATTCCCAGGCCATTATTGTACGCGCAGCCGCCGGACTTCGTATTGGTCAAAGTTTCAGCAATCGCTAGGTTCGTCGCGGTTCCGGCGACGCATGTATACAGCGAATGGGGAACCATCAGGATATCGTTAATCGTCTGCGGCGAACTCGAAATATTCTCTTGAAACGTTAAACTCGTCACGCCGGTCGTCAGAAACAGTGCGGAAGTGATCGCCTCGGCAAGCCCCGACCCCTGGGCCGCAAGCGTGTTTAAACGTTGCTGCCGCGCGGCCGTATCTGATTGAGTGGCCGTACCAAGTGTGGCGGCCGTGGGATTCGTTACCGTTTCCCATCCCAGGACGTTGCTTACGATCACAGTCAGAAAGCCGGCCGGAGCCGCGACGGGCCCGGTAGCAACCGATTGAAATTCCACATTCAAGGCAGTACCGCCGGTCGGTATTACCGTCGTCGAAACGAGAGCGAATACCGTCGCGCCGGACGAATCGGAAATTTGAGCTCCTGCAGGGATAGACGTTCCGGCCACGCCGGTTATTGTACAAAAAACAGTCGAAGGCGACGCGGGCGTTCGTTGCGAGCCGAGCAAAGCGAGAATGGCGTCGAGGAATATACCGCCGGCATAATTCGGGTTGATCTGGTTGGCGAGCGCCGCGTTATTATCGAGGACGGATTGACGAGCGATCGTTTCGGCCGCGATCAAAACGCCTTGGGGGGTATTGGGGGTGGTGATAAGCGACGTATCGTTAAAGGCGTTCTGATATTCGGTCGCCACGCCGTCCATGACCTCGCCGGTATCGGGCTCGATTAACCCTTGTGGAATCAGAAAATTATATCCGGAGCTAGCCATTTATTCCCCCTGTACCGAAATTGGTTCGTATTACGGCCGAGTACGTCAGGGTATTATCCACTTGGGAAGTGATTAAAGATACCACCTCCACCACGTTAGAAACGGCCAGGAAAGCGGCCCGGAGCGCCGCCGTGAATTGTTGAATATTGGGAACTCCTACCCATACGGTCTGCTCGTAGGGAATACCCTGATTGACATTGTAAAGCATCTCGCCGAGCAGCGTTCGCGCGGCCGACGCGCACGCCTGCAGGACGGCCTGTAAATCGACCGCCATAGCGATATTGCCCATCGCGTCGAGGTAAATATCATTCGGCGCGACGCCAGGGATATTACTGTTCGTGTTGCTGGCTATCGATAGGGTCATTTTTTAACCATATTGTCGATACGGGCGACCAATCGAGAAACTTCGTTTTTGAGATCGGTAACGATCTGCGCCTGGGTGACGCCGTGTTTTCGAATCTCATAGATTGCAAAAATAATGAGCATAATAGCTCCGAAGCCTAAAAACTCTAACATGCCGCCTCCTTATGGCGTAAAGGGCGTTATCGCCCCGGTAGCCTGAATGGTTCCGAAAACCTGAAAAAGACCCACGCCGCCAGGCGTGTTCACGTTTACCGGCCCCGCCGTGGCGTCAATTTCCACGATCGGAGCGCTTACGGTTATCTTACCAGTTCCGAGCGATATTTTAACCGTACCATCGTTACTCTGCAGCACCGCGTTTCCTTTATCTTCGTCAGCAATCGACACGCCACGCATGACATCCGGAATAAATAAACCGTCTGAAAAGGATTTCACACGGGTTGTATTCGGTGGGGTTTGGGCGTACGTCTGCAGAAAAAGAGAAATATCGCGGTCGTTCGCCACGACCCACCCTAGATCCCCGGCGTTAAGATTGAAGCTCAACGAAAAATTACCGCCGCCGAGTAATAACACCGGAAGGCTGGCAATCTGAGGACGCGGAACAAGATCGCCGTTCGTCGTGATAATTTGAATCAATAGCTGAACCTGAACGCGATTCGTTTTCCTATTGTAAGCGATAACCTGGGCGGGCAACATCCCGTCGGTATTTTGGAGCATCTTTTGAAAAGCGAACTGTATCGTGCCGGCAAGCGTTCGGTTATTCGCTGGATCTATATCGGGGGAATTCCCCATCGAGCCGCTACTACCCATTGAAATTTGACCTCCGTATTCTGAGCATTTCCGCGATATAGTAAAACGGCGTTTCACGGGTCGATATTTGAAATCCTAGCTTATATATAACGTAATCGCCATTAGCCGCCGGATATTGCTGGCTGATTACCCGCGCGAGGCCGCCCAAGGTCGTTTGATTGTCGATCAAAAACTTTACCTTTAAGCCTTGCTCTGTGAATTCGGGAATTCCGATCATGCCGGTCGAAGCGCTGATTATCTTTAGCGGGCCCGGCCGTGGGTCGTAAAGATTCTTAACGACCAGGACACCATCGTCAACGTATGCGCTTATACCGCCCATTGCGTTAAGGGCCGCTACTTGATTTAATGCTGAACCCGCGAACGCATAGTTCGCTATATTTTTATTAGTCGCGCTGAAATTTAAAATCGTACCGAGGTCTTGATTTATTTGTTGCGATATTTGGTTTAACGATGCGGAGCCCGGTTGATTCCGCGTTATCACGTTTCCTTTGATGAAATTCCCCGTTAAGCATTTCAACGTCACCCCCACGTCGGGAGGTTGCGTTACGGACGACGTGACGATGTTTCCCTGATAGATAAGCGACGTACCGTACGATTGACGGCCGGCCTCAACTCTGATCGTTTTGGGGGTGCGATTCAAATTATACGGGGACGTTTCTGTCAAAATGTAGTCTTGCGTTTCACGATCGAGATTGTTAAGCACAACGTCGCACTCGTTCTGCAAGGCGTTTGCGTATTTCATCCCGTTCGCGGTAATAAATAACGGAGAAGCGTAGGTCTTTAACTGGCCGTTTACTTCAAGCGTCACTTTAACTATTCGTGGGTCAATTTGTCGGGGAGCCGCCACGGAGCGCCTCCAGTTCGGCGTTAGATGCGTATAGCAAAAACTGGCTTACGCCGAATTGACGCCAGTCTGGATAATCTTGATTCTGAGTATTAACGATAAAATTACCGTCGCCGGCCTCTAAATATAGATACGGTATTATCGGAAAGCCCGCGACCAATCGTTCGCCCGATACGATCAGTACGTTATTTCGCGTTAACGTAACGGTCATTATGCCCACGCCCGTCGTCGGTGAGTCACGACACGCGTGCAATCGAATATCATAGGCGTTACCGTCAAGCTGTACGGATAGCGTCTGGTTAGGGATGTTCGTTATGGCTATTTGTCTCATCCGAATAACGCCTCTATTTTTTTAGGTACGGTGTAGACGAGATCCTGTAGCGCTGTCGTTTGCTGCGCCGGAGGCGCGGCGGTAGACGTTTGCGTTCCGCGATTTACCGTTGTTGAATTTGACGGAAACCGTGGCGCTATTCCGAATTGCGGCGCTACGAAAAGTATCTGTTTCAGCTTTAATGCTATCGTTAAAGCGTTAAACATATTCGGGTCTTCTTCGTGCGGCATAGCTTCGATAAGCTGGTTTTCGTAAAGGCCGGCCCGCGTCTGAACGACCAGAAGACCCGCTTTCAAATAATATTGACGGATTTGTTTATAAACGTCCTGATAGTCGGCCGACGCTAAAATTAACGATAGCTCTATTTCGATCGGTTGAATAATACGGTGATCGGTCAACGTCGCACCGTTTTCTAAAGGATGTTCCATCAATTTCGACTGTTCTTTAACAATCGCTTTGATCGATCTAGCCTGGACAAAAAGTTGGTTGAAATTCTGATCGAACACGGCGACATAATCGACGGCGGCCGACGGTAGGAGCGTGCTGATTATATTTAAGGGGTTAGGCATATTTACCGTCCGCGAAATAATTGGCCGCTTGTTCGTAGCCCCATTGCTTCGTCAATTCTTCTCTTAGGTCATGTGAAATTCCGACGGCATCGGTCGCTTGCGTTTGAATCGTTATATCACCGATAGATACGCTCGGATTAGCGTTATTGATTTTCAACGAATTTAAAATACTGCTGCTGGTTTGGTTGTTTATCGGCGATTGACCGACGAGCGTTAGCAATTTATCGATCAAAGGAAGCGCTTGATATTGTTCGAACGCCTTTCGATTCTCGATCGACTGCCCTTTGAGTTCTTCCGGGCTCGGTATGTGATACCCGTACTTTTTAGTAATATCGCCAAGGAACGAATTTCGACCCTCTTTGAACGCTTTAACGTCCTCGTATAGCACGCCGATAGCGGCAATTAACGCGGCGACGGCGGCATACGTCGATAATATCGGAGCGAGCATCAAACCGATCGCGGCGGCTATCGCGGTAAAGGAACCCACAACAACGTCCTTGTGTTCGGTAACGTACTGAAAAACTTTCGTCGTACCGTTCAATAACTCGGTTAAAGTCGGTATCGCGGCTAGAGCGAGCGTAGTGAATAGGAAGCGAAACGAATCGCCCGTTTCGTTAAGAGTGTTTCGGAAGTTTAAAAACGTGTCGGCGTTCTTATCGGTGATAACGCCTAGCTCTTTCTGGCGGTTAACGACCGCATCAACTTCGCGCCGGCCCTGCTGTAACAATAAGATCGTAGCTTCGTCCAGGCCCAAAATTTTACCGTACTGTAAGGCCGCCGGGCGGTTCAGCCGTGAAAAAACATCCGCGAGTTGAGGAAGCGTTTTCAGAGCCACCGCGCCGGTCGTATTGAAGCGTTCAGCGAGTGATTTGAGGGAAGATCGGAAGCCTTCTGCAGTGCCTCCGGTACGCCTTACGGCCCGTCCCTAGGCGTCAAGATCGGCCGCGTTCACTTGAAGGTTTTTAGAGGCTTGCGCGACTTCCGTCGCGTATTCGGTCGCATGTTTCAAACCGCCCAGGACGGCCGAAACACCGATACCGGCGAAAATTAGGCTTTTGAAAGACTCGGCTAGACCAAGGAAAGATTGACGGACGTCCTCATTTGCTTTACCGAAAGCGTTAAGAGACTCGACGGTTTTTTTCGTCTTCTTCTCTGTATCTTCCATATCCTTTTGAACGTCTTTAGCGTTACTTTTAAAAAGGATATATAACGTTTCAAGTATCGATCCGGCGGCCATGCTTACCCCTTTTGTTTCTTTTTGGCCGCTTCCATCGCGGCCCACTCGTTATACCGATTCACCGCGACGATTT